GGATACATTTTTAGATATTTTAAATTTTAATGAATTAGGATCTTTTACAAATTTATTAGTTAGGATTAATAGTTTTATTGGAGAAGAGATAGAATTACAAGAATTATTATTGTTAAATTCACCAGATACTATTGATGGTGATAAAAATGTATTAATAGTTAAATCAAAATTAAATAATATTGGAACTAATCAGATTACTGATGAAAATGAAACATTAGGTGATTTTTCTATCGAAAAAAATCAGGCAGATGAAGATGTTTTGAGATTTACTCCAAAAAACCAATTTGATATTGATTATGATTTTAAAATATTAGAAAATAAATTTACATCTCCTAATACAATAGGGTCTGCAGGTCTTGCTCTTGCATCTCCTAGTGGGATTGGTTCACAAAGTTTAGGTGTTATTAGAATTTTATCTTCAGAAGGTAAAGTTGAATCAGGAATTACGTCAACAATTATTTCACTTCCCTTTAATCAATTTGAATCATATTTTGTAAATACACAAATTATAAGTGGTGATGAGGTCGAATTTGTTGAATCATATTTAACTCATGATACCATCAATTCTTACTACTCTGAATATTATGCGGATAATAATTTAGTTAACTCTAGAGTGGGTATTTTTAGTGGTAATTTATCAGATGGTGATCTTTCATTAAGTTTTTACAATGATACTGATGCAGATTTATTAATAAAGTCAAAAATAATAGGTATTGGAACAACTGGATTTGGAAATGGTGAACATAGATTCTTATCTAATGATCAAATTGGTGGACAAGAGAGAAGTGTTGTATATCAAGGTATAACAACAACAGGGGTAGGAACAACTTCAATTATTGATTTAAATAAAAATTTATTTAATGCTTTTAAATCAGTGGTTGAGGTAAGCATAGGATCATCTAAAGCTTTACATCAAGTTTATTCAATACATGACGGAAATGAAATTTTCACTCAACCTGCTCAATTCTTATCAGTTGGATCTACATCATTATTTGATGATAATATTGGATTAGGAACATTTGGAGGTATATATGATTCAAATAAAATAAAAATTAATTTCTATCCAGATGATTTAACTGGTATATGCACTGTAAAAACATTTAATCAATGTTTCTATATTTTAAATGACACTGAAAATATAGCAAATGATTTAGATTATGGTTCAATAAAAGAGTCTATTGATTTAAAATTCTATAATGCTATCAATGGTGTTAGAATTAATAGAACTGATTTTAAATTAAAATCAAACAATATCCCCATTTTTAGTAAATCTTTTAATCCCTCAAATTCTCTTAACGCATCAACTGGCATATTTACCATAAATGATCATTTCTTTAGAAATAATGAGGAATTGGAATATAAACCAGATTCAACAATTGTTGGTGTTGGAACATCATCTCTTGTTTATAAAAATGTATCAGCAGGTATAAACACAGTTTTAACGGAGGTTGGTAATGTATTTTGCATTAAAACTGGTGAAAATACTTTTCAAATTTCAACAACACGAGCAGGAACTGCAATCACATTTACAGATTTAGGTGAGGGGAATGCTCATAAATTTACCATGTCTAAGAGAAATGAAAAAACAATTATTACTCTTGATGGATTAATGCAGGATCCAATAGCAGTTAAAAATTTAACTCAAACTCTTCTTAATAATAATGGTAATATTGGTGCTTCAAGTAGTGTATTTTCATTAAGTGGTATTTCGTCTGTTTTAGTTGATGATATAATTAAAATTGATGATGAGTTTATGGTAATAAACAATGTCGGTGTGGGAACTTCTTTCTCAGGACCAATTACACCAGGTATTGGAACATTCCCATTAATTGAAGTTGATCGTGCTTCATTGGGGAGTGAGTCTATTTCTCATGATGATGAAACCACTATTCAGTTTTTTACAGGTTCGTTCAATATTGAAGAAAGCACAATCCATTTTTCAAATTCTCCAATAGGAAATCCACAAGGATCAGACACTTTAAGAAATTTACCGTTCGCAAGATCAACTTTTGCTGGTAGAGTATATTTTAGAGATAATTATGATACAAATATAATATTTGATGATATTTCAGATAAATTTACAGGTATTAATTCAACATTTAACTTAACTGTTGGAGGTGCAAGCACGATTGGTGTAGGTACAACTGGAAACGGATTAATGCTTATTAATGGTATTTTCCAAAATCCATCCACATTTAACAATCCTGATGGTAACTTTAATATATCTCAAGATACAAACGCAGGTGTTACTACTGTAAACTTCACAGGTTTAACAGTTAATAATGAACTTGTTATAAGTGATGAAGATGTAAATCAAAATCAATTACCTAGAGGTGGTGTTATAGTATCCTTAGGATCATCTTCAGGGTTAGGATTTGCACCCCTATCAGGTGCAAAATTAAGACCAGTTTTAGATAGTGGAGAAATTAGTGGATTAGTTGGTGTTGCAACTACCGGTCCATCTCTTGGAATTATTACTGCCTTTTATAATAATACGACAGGAATATTAACCATAACAACACAAACTGATCCTGACTGGGTATTTGGTGAGCAAAGTCAGGATGAAGTACAACTTATCAATTTACCATTTTCTGGTGGATTATCAATTGGTGGCACATTTTCAGTGGTTTCAGTTGCAGCAACTAATATATTTGGTGTTAATATTGGTATAAAAGAAACAGTTCATGATTATCAAGGAGGTGGTGAGGCATTACCTTGGTATGGAGATTTAACATTTGGATCCGGATACCATGGTATTAATGGTATTGGGGTGACTGTAGTTGATCTTGGTTATGAGCATCGATTTGTATCTGCGAATACGGGTGCTATCAACAGAAGTAGTGATGGTGCTCAATTAACACCCACAAATGCTATCTACAATCCTGTATCAGGAATAGTCACATTTACTGTGGTAGATCATGGATTATCAACAAGTGATAATATAACTTTGGATGAATATTCAATCATATTTAAATGTTCTAAAGATAATTTCTTCACGGATCATCCCTATCCTAGACCCACTGACCCTGCTGGAGGAGGTGCGTCTTTGAGTATTACAAAAATAAGTGATGATTTATTTACTGTTAATGTAGGAACTAATGTTGGATCAGGTGCAAATATCACTGCCATAGCAGGTGTTGGTGGAACAGCTATTTTTACAATTAATGCAGTTGGTTCAAACTATAAAGATCCTAAAATCTTTGTATCTTCACCCTCATATTCTGGTTTAGGAATAACAGGAATTTCAAGACTTGGAGAGGGTTTAACAACTAATACTGGTGAAAATATAACAGTGGATTTAAATGTAGGACCAGTTTCTACAAATGTTGGTATTGGTTCTACTTTATTTGAAGTTAAAAACTTTAAAGTAAATGGAAATGGTAATGCATTTAAATTTGGTGATAAATTCACAGTAGTTGGTCTTGTTACTGACGCAAATTTTGCTTCACCTATTCATAATTTTGAATTAGAAGTAAGAAGAATATATAATGATAGATTTACTTTCTTCCAATTTGGGGAATTTGATTTTATCGATTCAATAAGAAGTTTACAAAATGGATCGAGAGTAAGATTTCCAATTAAATATAATCAAAATCAGTTAAGTGTAGAGGAGGGAAATTTTTATACTGGTGATATATCAAATGTGTTAATAGTTTTTAGAAATGGTGTTTTACAAGAACCAACTAAAAATTATATTTTCGAAGGTGGCACATCTTTAAGTTTTACTACACCACCAAGTGAAGATGATGATATACAAATTTATTTTTATAGAGGTACTGCCGGAACAGACTCAATACAAGTAGAAGCTGAAACATCACCTATTGAAAAAGGTGATACAGTTCAAGTGGTTAAAAATGCAGGTTTAGTAACCAGTAAATCTCAAGATCCTAGAGTAATTTTTGACATAAAAGACTCAGACGAAGTTGAAACAAATATTTACTTTGGTCAAGGAATAAATGAAGTTGATTTTAAACCTTTAGATTTATTAAGGCAAAAAAGAGACTTAGCTGTAAATGATGAGAAAATTCCAAAAACAAGACAATTAATTGAGACTTTAGTTTTTCCTTCTGCGAAGGTAATTGGTAATATAACAAATTCTAATACAGAAATATTTGTTGATGATGCTTCATTATTTAATTATGAAAATGACGCAAGTCCAAATTTTGATTTAAATTTAGTTTCAGGAATAGGTAATCCAGTAGCAGCTGCTTTAACTGCTATTGTTTCAGGAATTGGTACAATTGAATCCTTAAGTATCGTTAACGCTGGAGCTGGTTATACTGAATCTACAATACAATTATCCATTGGCATTCCTACCACCGGTATTACATCCTTTACAATGAATGATGGAACAATTGGAGTAGGATCAACTGCAACTGCGACTGCAACTATTACTAATGGATCAGTTAGTTTAATTAATATTACAAATCCTGGTCTTGGTTATACAAATACTAATCCACCTAAAGTTCTTGCTCCTAAATCACCCATAGTTGATGAGATTGTAAGTGGTACTAATATAGTTTTTGAAAATACATCAGGTATTATTACGGGCATAGGAACTACAGTATTCAACTCAGCATTAGCAATCAAATTTACAGGTATAAATACTGAGGGATTAGATCCAATCACAATTGGTGATCCATTATTCATATATGACACTACTGTTGGAAATGGTGTTACATCGACTGATGTAACAAATACAAATGTAGTAGGTATTGGTACGACTTTTGTTGATAATGTTTATATAGTTGCAGGAATAACGACATTAGGGGTAGTTGGTGGAGGTAATGTTATCACTGGTATTATTACCTGTACCATTGATACCAACACTGTTGGAATAGCAACAACTGAGACATCTGGTGTACCAATTGGTAAATTTTCACTAGGGAAAATATCAAGTATATCAAGGTCTTCTAATCCGATATCAATCGGAGTTACAGGTTTAACAGTTGATGTAGGATTAACAACTTTCCCAACTGTGATAAGGAGATCAGGTGATGAAACTCTTAGAAAAACTGGAGCATTGAAAACTAATCTTATATAATGATGTATAAATATCTAAAAAAACAATAATAATGCCAGCAATTGTAACAGATCAATTCAGAATACTCAATGCTAATAATTTTGTTAATTCAGTATTAACAGGTGATGATTCATACTATGTATTTTTAGGGTTATCAAATCCATTTGGAAAAATACCATTTTCAAATACAATTGTAGGATTTGGTAGAGATGAGAATTGGCAAACTGAAACACCATCACCCGTTGATAATTTACAATATCTTAGTCACTATAGAGATACCATGTTATTTGGTAAAAAAATAAATAGTGCAAACATACGAAGAGTTGTAAAAAGACATAATTGGATTGCAAACACCAGATACGATATGTATCGTCATGATTATCAAACAATAATAAATCCAGCTCCTAATAGCGATACTGGTAATTTATTTGATTCAAATTTTTATGTTGTAAATAGTGACTTTAAAGTTTATGTATGTATTGATAATGGATCAAGTGGTACAAATATAAAAGGAAATGTATCTGTGGATGAACCTACGTTCACGGACTTAGAGGTATCTGCTGCTGGAACTAGTGGTGATGGATATTTATGGAAATATTTGTTTACTGCATCACCATCAGATATAATTAAATTTGACTCTACTGAATTTATAGTATTACCAAATGATTGGGAAACATCGACTGATAGTCAAATACAAAATGTAAGGGAATCTGGAAATTCTGATTTAAATTTAAATCAAATTAAGAAGATTTATATAGAGAATGCTGGTAGTAACGTAAATCCTGTATATCAAACAAACACATATGAAGTTGATATTTTAGGGGATGGTTCAGGAGGAAAAGCTCAAATTGTGGTTGATACAACTGGAAAAATTTCAAGTGCAAAGGTTACATCAGGTGGTTCAGGTTACACCTTTGCTGTTGTAGATTTAGGGACAGTTCAAATAAACCCTCTAGCAAGTTTAAGTGCTGAAAACGCAGCAAAATTAATTCCTATTATACCACCATCGAAAGGACATGGACATAACATATATAAGGAATTAGGTTCTGATAAAGTTTTAATTTATGCAAGATTTGATGATTCTACTAAAGATTTTCCTACAGATACTAAGTTCTCTCAAATAGGAATTATTAAAAATCCAAGTCAAGTAAGTTCTGCTGCTACTTTTACTTTAAATCAATTTAGTTCATTATCTTCTCTCAAATTAAGTTCAGATATAGGAATTACTAAATCATTAATTGGTGTTGGAATAACTCAATCAACATCAAATGGAATTGCCAGAGGTTATATTTCTTCTTACGATAAAGACACAAAAGTTTTAAAATTTTATCAAGATAGATCATTATATTTTGTGAATGGAAATGATCAAACTGACAATCCTAACACTTCAGCACAATCCAATGTTATTTCCTTTGAATCATCAAATGAATCTATCATATCAGATAATACAGATCCTGATTTGGCATTCACTAAATCTATTGACACTAATTTTAGTGGTATAACAACAGTCGTTAACAGTAAAATAATTAATTTAGGAGTAAATTTTACAAATGGAATCTCTCAAGAGGAGATAAATAAAAAAACAGGGGATATTATCTACATTGATAATAGAGAATTGGTCGAAAGAAACTCTAGACAAAAAGAAGATGTAAAAATCGTTCTTGAATTTTAAGTAAAATGAAACAAAAAACAAATTTAAATACAAGTCCATATTATGATGATTTTGATCAATCTAAAAATTTTTATAAAGTTCTCTACAAACCTGGTTTTCCAGTTCAGGCAAGAGAATTAACCAGTTCTCAATCAATATCACAAAATCAATTATCTAAATTAAGCACATATATTTTTAAAAATGGGGCAAAAGTAATACCAGGTGATCCATCATTTCAGGATAATGTTAGAGCTATAAAATTAAATTCGACAAACTTTGGTGTCGATATATCTTTATATTCAAATAATATAGTTGATAAAACTATAACAGGTCAATCTTCAGGTGTACGTGCAAATGTTAAGTTAGTAACAACAATAGTTGACTCAGAAAATAATAATCAAATAATTTTACATGTTGATCAAGTATCATCCGGAAATAATTTAAACAGTTTTAATACGTTTCAAGATGGAGAGTCTTTAGTATGCGACGAAAATATTGTTTATGGAAATACCACCATAAATGCAGGAACACCCATAGCGTCTTTAATTTCAAGTAATTCTACTGGATTTGGTTCTTTAGCTCATATTGAGCAGGGAGTATATTATATAAGAGGTTATTTTGTTAATGTCAATCAACAGACAATAATGTTGGATGCTTTTGAAAATAATCCATCTTATCGCATTGGTCTAAAAATAGATGAAAAAATTGTAAATGCAAAGGAAGATAATTCATTATATGATAATGCAACAGGTTTTACAAATTTTGCTGCACCAGGTGCTGATAGACTGCAGATAAATTTAACTCTTACAAAAAAATTATTAAGTGATAAATCTGATACAGATTTTATTTTATTACTCGAAATTGAAGACGGAAAAATAAAAAAAGTTGGAGAAGGTGTAAATGATGAATTAAACCTTTTAGGTGATGTTCTTGCTAAAAGAACTTTTGAAGAATCTGGAAATTATTCAGTTAAACCATTTATAACATCCGTTCATAATTCCCTTAATGATAAGTTAGGTAATAATGGACTATATTTTAATAATCAACTAACAGATCAGGGTAATACACCCTCTGATGATTTAATGTGTATTAAAGTATCACCAGGATTATCTTATGTGAGAGGAAACAGAGTATCCAAAAGTGTAACCAATATTATTGATGTTGATAAACCTAGAGACGTAGGCATACAGACAAATGGTGCTGTTGATTTTGAGATGGGTAATATTTTAAGAGTCAATAATGTTGCAGGAGTTCCAAAACAAGGAACAGTTGTTAAGTTATTTGATAAGTTTAATTCAGAGGGTAATTTAATAGGAAGTGCAAGAATTTATAGTTTTAATTTAGAAAATGCTGCTTATTCAGGGGCATCTAGTATTTGGGATTTAAGATTATTTGATATACAAACATTTTCAACAATTTCTTTCAATACTCCTGTTGGCATTTCAACAATACCTGAAGGATCTTTTATTAAGGGAAAAAATTCAAATGCATCAGGATTTGTCAGACCTCATGCTGTAGGAATCGCAGCTGCGACTGAAGTAAGTTTAAGTGAAACTTCGGGTACATTTATGCTTGGAGAAGAATTAACTGTAAATGGAATAGATTTAGAAAGAAGTGTAGGTATTATAACATCGAATAATGTACAACAAATAAAATCTGTTTCACAACCAACCTCTACTAATTTTCCAAATATATCAGGCAGTGGATTTAAGGCAGATTCTTTTCTTGAAAGATTTAGAATTCCAGGTGGTATTAGTAATGTAGATATATCTGCTGCTGGTGGTTCACCTAGTATTTCGACTGTGACCGCTGGAGGAGAACCTTTTACTGGATTAAGAAAAGGATCAATAGTTAGATACATAAGTCCTGGTATAAACACAGAGAGATTTAATGTAGTATCATCAGTGGCAAGTAATGGATTATCCCTTGAGATAAGGGCATTAACCACAGTAGATGGTGTTTTCGAAGGATCTCTTCCAACTACAAATGTTCAAGTATCAATGTTTGCTGGTGCACCAAATATTAGAGGAACAGGAAATTTATTCCAATCTTTAAATAATGCTAATATTGAGTCTGTTGATTTATCAAGTTCAAATTTAACAATTACTAAACAAATTACTGGTAAATCTGTATCATCGGGGACTATCACGGTAAATGCTTTAAATGATACAAATGTCAAAAATTCTAGTTTTGTATCTTTTGATCAAGAACGTTATTCAGTTCATAATAGTAACGGAGTAATACAACCTCTTAATCGTGATAATTTTAGCACTGATGGCACTACTTTTACACTAAGTGGATTAAATAATAGTGGTGTTGTTCTAAACTCAACTTTAGTAAAAAATGAAATAAAAAGTAAACTAAAAACATATAATAAAAGTGAATTATATTATGTGAGATTGTCAAATGACGAATTATCTGATGAAAATGGATTGACATTTGATAGAAGATTTGGTTTAAGAGTTCAAGATGAAGAAATATCACTTAATTATCCTGATGTAGTAAAAGTTGTAGCTGTATATGAATCTTTAGATGAAAATGATCCAATACTAGACACATTAAGTTTTAGTGATATTTTGGATGTTGATAATAATGCAATTATTGGTGAAGATATTGTTAGTGATAATAAATCTATTATTGCTAGGGTGGTAAGTAAACCAACATCAAATCAATTATCTGTCGTTTATTTAACCTCAGAGAGGTTTGGATCAACAGATGACGTAACTTTTTCAGAGTCAAATATACAGGGTAAAATTAATAAAATAATAAACGTAGGAAAATATAAAAATCTTACAAATTCATATCTTTTAGATAAAGGACAAAAAGATGAATATTATGATTATTCAAGAATAATTAGAAATAAAAATATTTCTTCACCATCAAAAAGATTGTTAATAATTTTTGATTATTATTCAGTTGCGAATGATGATGAGGGTGATGTGTTTACAGTTTTAAGTTATGACAATGATAGATTTAATTTTGATATTCCTACCATTGGATCATCTGACGTTAGGGCATCTGATACCATTGATTTCAGACCAAGAGTTCCAGTATATGATGTGAGTACAGATACATTATCACCATTTTCCTTTGATTCAAGAAACTTTTCAATAATTAAACAATTTATTACTCCAAATGAAAGTTTTACTTTAAATTATAATTTTTATTTACCAAGAATTGATAATTTATATCTTAGTAAAAATGGCAATTTCGTTTATGAAAAAGGATTATCATCAGTAAATCCAAAACCTCCTATTAGAAGTGATGAGTTAATGAAGTTAGCTACTATTTCTTTACCACCATATCTTTACAGTCCTGAAAATGCGTCATTATTAATTACTGAGAATAAAAGGTTTACGATGAGAGATATTGGAACTATTGAGGATAGAGTTTCAAATTTAGAAGAAGTAACTTCATTATCATTACTAGAAAGTAATGTACAAACACTTCAAATATTAGATTCAGAAGGTAGAAATAGATTTAAAAGTGGATTTTTTGTAGATCCGTTTAGAAATTATAATTTAATGAATTTAAGTTTATCTAGTGTTGAAGTTGATTTGTTTTCTAATGTAATAATTCCAATTAGATCTAGAAACACGATAGATTTAGTTCCAAAGTTAGAAAATCCAATTATTCAAGAAGATTTTGATATAAGGCAAAATAATCAATTATTTGATTCAAATGTAAGAAGAACTGGTGATTTAATTACTTTAAATTATGAGGAAGTAGAATGGATTGGACAAGAATTTGCTACTTCTTCCATAAATGTTAATCCGTTTTTAATTCCAACATATACTGGACAAATAAGATTAACTCCTGCTTCTGATGTATGGACTAGAACTATCCAAAATGATCTTGGTCAAATAAGACAAGATGGAGTAAATACAACACAAAATGTAAATTTAAACACTACAATTAATGGTGAATTGGGTGGAGATATTACGCAGGTAACCACTAGAACTACTAAAGAACTTATCACTCCTGGTAGAGCACGTCACTTGGGAGTGGGTAATGGTGGTGTCATATCAAGAACTTTAGAAGATGCTGGAACTAGCACAATTACCGGTCAATTATCTTTGAATGGTAATGCTTCTGATAGTGTTACTGTGTTTAATACAGACACCGTTATTGATAATAGACTTTCCTCATCGACAGCACAGTTCATGAGATCTAGAAATGTGCAATTTGAAACTTCTAGTTTTCCTTCATATACACAATTTTTCACATTTTTAGATAAAGAGGTTGTAGATTTTATTCCAAAATTAGTTGAAGTTACACCAACAAAAAATGGATCTGACTTCGGAACTAGTAATTCATCATTCATAATTGGTGAAACTGTAGAAGTTTATAATAATACCAGTGAAGCACCGGTGATGAAATTTAGGGTTTGTAAACCAGATCATAAAAATGGTTCTTTTAATAATCCTGATGAATCATATCAATTTAATCCTTATACATATCAAAACAATAGTGCTGATAGAATTTCACAAAATTATTCTCTTACAACACCTATCGTAAATGTAGATACACTTTCATTATCTGATGAGTCTCAATCAATTTATTTTGGATATTTAGAAACAGGTTTCAAATTAGTTGGAACACAAAGTGGTGCAGAAGCTTTCGTAAAAAATAAAAGATTAATAAGTGATGAGAGAGGTGATCTCATAGGAACATTCTTTGTTAGAGATCCAAACACTATTCCACCTCCTGATCGAAGATTTAATACAGGTACAAAAACTTTCTTACTAACTTCAAGTTCAACAAACGCTACATTTGTACCAGGTGTAGATCCTAATATATTTGCTGCTCAAATTCCATTTAGATCTGAGGGAACAAAGTTAGAATTTGAAAAAGAAACAATTCAAACAGTTAATTCAACAACTTTCAACATAAATGCCGATTTTGAGGCAAATATCGATACTAATATAGCAATTAATAATCAAATTGAAAATGTAGTAGAAGCAGAATATTATGATCCTTTAGCACAAACATTTGTTATAGGTTCAAGAAATCCACAAACAGAGAATGCTCTAAACACTAATAATGATCAGAATGGTGCTTTTATTACATCTGTTGAGGTATTCTTTAAAACTATTGATCCAAATAGTGATGTAACCTTACAAATAAGAACCACAGATCAAGGAACTAGACCTTCTAGATCAATTTTAGCAACTAAAACATTAGCATCTACAGTATTTCTTAATGGTTCTCCTGTTGATTTAATTCAAACATCTGAAGATGCATCAGTTGGGACTAAATTTACATTTAATGAACCTCTCTATTTGAGTCCAAATGAAACTTATGCAATTGTTCTACTTGCCCCAGATTCAAAAAAATATACCGTTCATACTGCAATTGCTGGAGAGAATGCTGTAAATCCTCAATCTATACCTGGTGCAACCGGAGGTGAATCAATACAATATTCACAGCAATATACTTTAGGATCAATTTTCAAATCACAGAATGGTGCATTATGGTCAGAGGATAATGAGCAAGATTTAACATTTAAATTATATAAAGCACAATTTGTTGAAAATGGTTCATTATTTTTACATAATTCTGAATTAGGTGAAGGTAATAGTTATATTCCTAAATTGTCTCCAAATCCAATAGAAACATTTCCTAAAACTGGATCAATTGGAATAACATCTGTTAGAGAAAATTTAACTGAAATCTTAACTGCGGGTAGAAAAATTTGTGGTATTAACTCAACAAGCACTGCTATCATAACAGGTGTTGGTGCAAGTGCTACACAACTTTCAATCACCGATGGTGGATCAAATTACGTTGTTGGTGCTGTTGATACATTTGCAATTACAGGTCAAGGTAGTGGAATTGGACTTACTATAACAGGAGTTGATCCTGATACTGGTGCGATAACTTCTATATCAAAAATTGGGCAGACATTTGGTGTTGCTATCGGATACAAAGTTGGAGATGTTGTTGGAATAACAACAAGTAGTGTAGGAACTAAAGGAGGTCAAGGAAGGGGTGCAAGAATTTCAGTAGATAGTGTTAATTTTGATAATAAAACTTTTCCTACGATTAATAAAATATTTTTAAATAATATTAAAGGTGATGCTAACTCATTTCCTGGTAATGTTGGTGTTGGTTTGAGTTTCTTTGATGATAGTAATAATATTGTAGGTTTAGCATTAACTACTATATCAACAAATGACTTCAATACTACGGGAATCAATGCTGGAAATTTATTTAAAATTAATCATTTTGAACATGGTATGTATACCAACACAAACAAATTAAATTTGACAAATGTTTCAAGTGATGTAGTTCCAACAGAATTAAGTTCTAGTTTATCAAATGATGAGTCAAGTAATATAAGTATTGCAAATACATCACTCTTTACGAATTTTGAAGGAGCTCCTGTTAGTGGTGTCAATACGGGTTATGTTATTATAGATAATGAAATCATAGGATATGATGGTGTAGGTGAAGGATTATTAAATATTGCCTCTGGTTCTAATGGAAGAGGGGTTGATAGCACGGTTGTAATAAGTCATGATGTGAATACTCTTGTTAGTAAATATGAATTAAATGGAGTTTCTATAAGAAGATTATCTAAAAATAATCTAAGTGTAAACAACAATGAAATAAAATTAGATAGTCATTTTATTGAGTTTGATAGATCCACAAATGGTAGAGATAGATCAACTGATTCAATGAACTTCCCACAACTATCCTTTAACTCCAAGCAATCAACTGGTGGAAATTTAGTAAAATCTACTGAAAATATTTTATTTAATTCTATTAAACCTAATATTAATATTTCTACTCCTGTTGGAGTTGATGGAGCAAAAACAGATATTAGTGCATCAATAAGAACAATATCTGGAACAAGTATAGGAGGAAATGAATCATCATTTAATGATCAAGGTTTTGAATCTATTTCTCTTAACAATTTAAATTCATTGAATAGTCTTCGTATGGTGACATCAAAAGCAAATGAAAATCAATATTTAAATGCTCTACCAGAAAATAAATCATTTACAATGCTTCTCAATTTAAGTTCAAACAATCCTAATTTGTCACCAGCAATTTCAATGAGAACTTCACCAAATGTTGAATTATATTCAAGTAGAATCAATAGTCCGATAGATCTTGATAAGTATGATAGAAATAGTCAAGTAAATTCAATATTAAATGACCCTCATTCTGCTGTTTATGTATCAAATAGTGTAAGATTATCAAAACCAGCAACATCACTTAAAGTTATATTAAGTGCAAATAGACCTGCTTCTGCTGATTTCAGAGTTTTATACAGTTTAAATAGAATTAATTCTGAAGGGACAACACAGTCATTTGAACTATTTCCTGGTTATAAAAATTTAACAGATGTTGATCCAGATGATGGATTTGGAGATTTGGTGATAGATCCATCAAAAAATGATGGAAGAGCAGATTCGTTCGTACCATCAAACACATCTAATCAGTTCTCAGAGTATCAATTCACTGCTGATAATTTAGATGAATTTAATGGTTATACTATCAAGATTGTGATGTCAAGTACAGATCAATCAAAACCTCCAAGGATAAAAGAATTGAGGACTATTGCAGTCAGATGATAAAAGTAGAGGGACATTCAAATCTTTATAGAGATTCAAAAACAGGAGCTATAATCAATACAGATGATGTCGAATACAATAGATATATTAAATTAATAAAAAGTGATAGTAAAAAAGAAAAGGAAATGAAAAAAATGAAAAATGATATTGAAGAAATTAAAGAAGCTCTATCTGAAATTATTAATAATCTTAAGAAGAACTAAATATAATTAGGATCATTATAAAAGTAGATGTCAGCAGTATATGTATCAAACCTAGTAATAAACGCTGGATCAACTTTCAGTCAATCATTTGAACTAGGTAATACGCAAGATAATTCAGCATTTAACTTAACTGGTTACACTATTGCAGCTCAAATGAGAAAACATGCTAGTAGTTCAGGTGTAACAACCTTTACTGCCTCTATAAGTGATGCGACAAGTGGAAAAATTTTAGTTGGACTACCATCAGCTGAAACAGTTAATATAAAACCTGGAAGGTACGTGTATGACATAGTTGTTACCTCAGGTGAAATAAAAACGAGAGTTGTTGAAGGATCAGCATTAGTACGGGAGGGAGTAACAAGGTAATGTCAGAAATTAATTCAAATATAGGACCTTTACCTGCAATTAAGGTTTTAACAACACAACCATCTGTAAATCCAGAACAATCAACAACTTCTACGAATGTTGTTGGAGGAATTGCTTCTGTTACTCAATTATCTGTAACTGGTGTTTCTACACTAGGGATCATAACAGTTTCAAGTGGAATTGTTTCGTCCACAACTGGAATTGTCACATACTTAGGAGATGGAAGTCAGTTGACTGGAGTGGTTGCCACAGATCTAGGGTCTATTGGTGAATTAGATGTGAGTGGTATATCTACGTTAAATAGAGTTAAAGTAGATTCTGGTATTATTACAGCAACAAGTGGTGTTGTTACTTTTACTGGTGACATTACATCTTTAGATGGAGGATCTTTCTGATGGCATTAATTAGTAATAGACAAGAATTTGTTGATTATTGTTTGCGACAACTAGGTGCTCCAGTATTAGAGATAAATGTTGATGACGATCAAATTCAGGATGCATTGGATGATGCAAGACAACTTTACAATGAAAGGCATTACAATGGTGTTGAGAAGGTATATTTAAAGCATGAACTTACTCAAGATGATATAGATAGAGGAAAAGCATCTGGAACAACAGGAGTTGGTATTGTAACCACCACTGGAGGTTCTACGGACATAAGTGGTTTTGGAAATATTCAAAGTAATTGGGTTGAGACATCTAATTTCATACAGGTTCCTGAACCTGTTTTAGGGATTGAAAGAGTTTTTAAATTTGACTCAAGCACCATTTCTGGTGGAATGTTTAGTATAAAGTATCAATTATTTTTAAATGATTTGTACAGATTTAATTCTATTGATTTATTACAATATTCTATGACAAAAACTTATCTTGAAGATATTGATTTTCTATTGACTACAGATAAACAAATAAGATTTAATATGAGAACAGACAGATTATATTTGGACATTGATTGGAAAGCACAAGAGGTAGGTTCTTTTATAGTTATTGAATGTTATAGAGCATTGAACCCTGATGATTTTACTAATATGTTAAATGATTTATTTTTGAAAAGATATGCTACTGCATTAATTAAAAAACAATGGGGAATGAATTTAATTAAATTTAAGGGTGTTAAATTACCAGGTGGTATTGAATTAAATGGAAGAGAAATTTATGAGGATGCAGTGAGGGAATTGGAAAGTTTAAGAGAAAGAATGATGCTTGAGTATGAACTTCCACCACTAGATATGATTGGATAATGGCATTAAATCCCTTTTTTCTACAAGGATCACAGAGTGAGCAACGTTTAGTTCAAAATCTCATAAATGAGCAATTGCAAATTTATGGGGTTGAAGTTGTGTATTTACCACGTAAAATAGTTAAGAAAGATCAAATATTAACTGAAATTCAATCCTCTTCATTTAATGATAACTTTTTAATTGAGGCATATATTAATACATATGAGGGTTATTCTGGTGCTGGAGATGTTTTAACTAAATTTGGAATGAGTTTAAAAGATGAATTAACAGTCACTATTTCAAGAGAGAGATTTGAAGATTTTATATCACCATTTTTAGGATCTTTACCTGCTAATGAAGTTGAGGTATCTACAAGACCTCGTGAGGGTGATTTAATATTTTTCCCTCTTGGTAGAAGGTTATTTGAGATAAAATTTGTTGAACATGAGGATCCATTTTATCAGTTAGGTAAAAATTATGTTTATCAATTAAAATGTGAATTATTTGAACTTCAAGATGAAATTGGTGGTTGGGATGAAATAAATCGAACAACACAAACAATTGATGATACCTTAGTTGATCAGGGATATATTACATCATTACAATTAATTTCAATTGGATCAACTGCAACAGTTGGAGTTACAACAACCACTGGTTACATTAGAAATATAATTTTAAACAATGATGGATTTGATTATTCTAAAACTCCTACTGTATCAATATCCACTGCACCAACTGGTGGTATAAATGCAAGTGCTGTTGCAATAACTACTTCTGTATTAGGATCACAATCAATTAAGGAGATATTAATTACAAATCCAGGTGCAGGATATACTGTTACACCAACTGTGACTATTGTGAGTGCTTCCTCAACTATCGCTGGTGTTGGATCAACATCTTTCGGTGTTGGTGCTGCTGCAACTGCTGTGCTTGTCACAGATTCTGCGGGTATTGGTGCAATTAGTATTGCATCTAGTGGAAGTGGATATGCAAAAAATCCAACTATATTTTTCAATACACCCACCTCAGGTGTTGGAACTGCTGTTGGAACAGTAAGCATTAGCACTGATGGTTTCGTAAATGAAATATTACTAAAAGATGCTGGTATCGGATATACTTCAGGGACTGGTATCGCAACAATATCTCCACCACCAGTGATTACAGGTGTTGGCACTTACGTATTTAATGAGCAGATAACTGGTAGTATATCTGGTGCAAAAGGTAGGGTAAAATCATGGGATAGTGATAATAATGTATTAAAATTGGGAACAACAGATGGTACATTTGTTGCAGGAGATGTCGCTATTGGAAGCACTTCTAATGCTAGATATACGATTGATTTTATAGAATCTGCTGAATTTGTTGATAAATATGATAAGAGTGATGAAATAGAATCAGAGGCTGATGATATTATAGATTTCTCTGAATCAAACCCTTTTGGTACATTTTAATGTTAGGAACTTACTACTATCACCAAATAATTAGAAAAACAATTATTTCGTTTGGAACATTATTTAATGGAATCTTTATTCGACATGATGATAAAGATGGTGCTACATACAGTGAGATGAAGGTGCCATTAGCATATGGTCCTTCACAAAAATTCTTAGCTAGATTAGAACAACAAGCAGATTTAAATAAACCAGTTCAAATAACATTACCCCGAATGTCATTTGAAATGACAAATGTAACGTATGATTCAACAAGAAAAACTGGTGTTACTCAAACTTTTAAAGTATCAGATGGAGAAAAAATAAAAAAAGTCTTCATGCCAGTTCCTTACAATATAGGTTTTGATTTAAATATTTTAACAAAAATAAATGATGATGCATTGCAAATAGTTGAACAGATATTACCATTTTTTCAACCATCCTTCAATTTAACAGTAGATTTAATAGATGCTATAGGTGAAAAGAGAGATATTCCAATTGTTTTAGATTCAATTAATTTCCAAGATGATTATGAAGGTGATTTCGCAACCAGAAGAGCTTTGATATATACATTATCATTTACTGCAAAAACATATCTCTTTGGTCCTGTTCCTGAGACATCTCAAGGATTAATTAAAAAGGCACAAGTTGATTATCATACTGATGTTGATACCAAAAATGCAAAACGTGAGGTAAGATACACTGTCACACCTGATCCAATTACAGCAGGACCAGATGATGATTTTGGTTTTAGTGAAACAACATCATTCTTTTCTGATTCAAAGACATTTAGTCCTACTCAACAAAAGGATATTTAATCATGGATAAATTTAAATCTTTAAATAAAACATTTAATACTGATTCGGTTAATATAGAACCCGTTAAAGAATCAAAGATTGAAATTTCCAAGCATAATGATATAGATAAAGATTATGAATACACTAGAGGGCAGTTATATTCCTTAATAGAAAAAGGTCAAGAAGCAATAAATGGTATAATGGAGGTTGCTGGTGAAAGTGCGAGTCCTAGAGCATATGAGGTTGCAGGTCAGTTAATTAAATCAGTTGCAGATAGCACAGATAAATTAATGGACTTACAGAAAAAACTCAAAGAAGTTGAAGATGATAAACAAAAAACAACAAACAATGTCACAAATAATTCTTTATTTGTAGGATCTACAGCAGAATTGTCAAAAATGCTTAAAGATGGTCTTCTAAATAATAATACTAGTTCTAATGATAAATCTTAATAATGGGGATTAAGAAACCTTCAGATTACTTTAAGAAAGAAAGTAAAGATAATGAAAATTTAATTGGAAAACCAAATTTAAGTTCATATTCAGAAGCTTTCAATTCTTTTAAAGAACACTTGTCAAAATTTGATAAGATATCTGACACAATTAAAATTGTAGATGAAATAAAAACAGAATTGCAAGATTTTCTTAAAAAAGAAGATCTTGACAATGCGATGATGTCGTATGTTTTTTTACTTGAAGAAAATATAAACACCTTAAAAGATAATGTAAAAAGTATTAATACAAAAACATTAACTGAGATAAAATCCAAGGTCACAGATGTAACTGAGGTAGTTAATGAATTTGCAGAAGTAGAATTACCAAAATATAAAAAAAATATAATTGATGCTGAAGTAAGGTCGGATAAAAAATTCAATCAATTTAAAGAAGAATTTTCTAAATTAATAGATGAAGTTTCAACAAATATTGATACTAAACAGTTTGAGATAGAATCTAAAACAGAAGAAAATTTAAATGAAGTTGTTACAAATTTTGAAAATAAAATCAATGATTTATATTCAGGTAATGACGGTTTATCCAAAACTATAAAAACTAAAGTAAATGAGATAAAAAAACTTAAGAAAGATGTAATTGAACACTTTAAGGTTAATAAATCAATCAATAAAGATTTGACTGAAAAAATTTCAAATCTTGAAATTGAGATAATTCGTGGTGAAAATAATATAAAGGAGCAAAATGATGATTTAAGTAATAAGATTTCTAATTTAGAAAATGAAATCATAAGAGGAGAAAATAATTTAAAAGAGCATAATGATAATTTATCATCAATCGAAAAAAATATAAAAGAAGAATTAGAAAAAGATAATTTTGTTCTCTCAACAAAAATTAAAAATCTAGAAGAAGTTTATGAAAAATTAAAAGAGGAGAGTAAAAAATTAAAAGAGGATAGTGAAAAATTAAAAGAGGAGAGTAAGATTAATGAAACTCTCATTGAGCAAATAATACCATC